TGGGCAAGGAAGGACACAGCAAAAGGAGTGAACAGCAATGCAGGATATAATGAACCTGATGCCATCACAGGTAAAGTCGGCATTTGGATCTGAACCGCCTATGAGCCGCGAAGAATATGAACAGTACAAAGTGGACAGCTACAATGAAACGGAAGGTGATTTGCACCTGAAGGACGGCTATGAATGTGCCTTGTGTAAGAACAAGGGCATGGTTGCAAAGCTGGAACACAGTGATACATACGGTTACGGTATTGAAGTGCTTGCCAAATGCAAGTGCCACAAGGCCCGGAATGCCCTTGCACGGCTTAACCGCTCCGGCCTTGGTGATGTAGTAAAGAAGTACACCTTTGACGCATACGAAACCCCGGAAGAATGGCACAAGCACATCAAAGAAACGGCAGAACGCTTCTGTCAATGCGGTAATGGTTGCTTCTTCATTGGCGGTCAATCTGGGGCAGGGAAAACCCACATTTGCACAGCTATTGCGGTGCATTACATACGCAAAGGGCTGGAAACCCGGTACATGATATGGCCTGAAGAAATCCAAGGCATTCTTGCCAGCATAAACAATGCCCCGGACAAGTATGAAGCAAAGATGAAGGAACTGAAGGAAGCTGATGTGCTGTACATTGATGATTTGTTCAAAAACGGCAAGGATGATAAAGGCAATGTGAAAGTACCTTCTGAACCTGAAGTGCGCAGGGCCTTTGAAATCATCAATCATCGGTACAACAGCCCGGACAAAATCACCATCATCAGCAGTGAACGGACGCTGTTTAACTTGAACGATATTGACCAAGCCCTTGCTGGGAGGATAGCAGAAAAGACAAAGGAACAGGGCTTCTGCATCAACTTACGGCCAGACTTCAGCAAGAATTGGCGTATGAAGGGCCTTATGGAACTGTAAAGGAGGATGAAAGATTGAGCAACGCAAAAGAGTATTTGCAGAAAATCAAATACTATGATGACCGTATCAATTATGGGTTGGAAGAATACGAAAAACTACAAGCCATGGTAACAAGGATCACGCCTGTGCTGAAACAGGATGTGGTATCTGCCAGCGGAAGCCAAGACAAGCTTGGTGACACCGTGGCAAAGATGGTCGACTTGCTAACGCAAATCAACCGTGACACAGATACTTACGTTGACCTGAAGCGTGAAGCAAAGGCTTTGCTGGATAAGGTGAAGAACCCCACATATTATAAGATTTTGCACAAACGGTATGTGCTGTATCACTCATTGGAACAGATAGCCGTTGAAATGAATTATACATACCGTTGGGTGAAAAGGCTACATGGCCGGGCGTTACAGGCGTTTGAAAAGTTAATATAAACATAAAGGGATGATGGGTCAATGAAAGTTGGGTTAATTGATGTAGACGGGCATAATTTTCCTAACATTCCGCTCATGAAAATATCTGCATGGCACAAGAAAAACGGTGACGATGTGCAATGGTATGATCCGCTTTTTTCCGGCCATATGGACAAGGTTTACTTGTCGAAGGTATTTAGTCAAACACCAGACTATATGTATTTCATTGATGCGGACGAAATTGTGAAAGGTGGAAGCGGATATTGTATCAGCCTTGTTGACGGAAAGGAGGTTTATGACAAGGCAAAGGATATACCGCTTCCACCAGAGGTAGAACACATATATCCGGATTACAGTTTGTATGGGATTACAGACACGGCATATGGCTTTCTGTCACGGGGTTGCCCAAGGGGGTGTAGTTTCTGCCATGTTGAAGCAAAAGAAGGCAGAGCATCACGGAAGGTGGCTGATTTAAGCGAATTCTGGAACGGGCAGAAAAACATTGTCTTGTGTGATCCGAACATACTTGCTTGTAGACAGTGGAAAGAATTGTTGCAGCAGCTAATTGACAGCAAGGCGTGGGTTGATATAAACCAAGGACTTGATATACGGCTGATGACACCAGAAAAAGCCGAAATGTTGAAGCAGATCAAAATCAAAACACATCATTTTGCGTGGGACAGATACCAGGATAAAGATATCATCATTCCCAAATTTCAGATGTTCAAAGAGACAACGGGCATAAATGAAAGGAATCTGATTGTATATGTACTGTGCAACTTCGATACAACATTGGAGCAGGATTTGGAACGCATATACACCTTACGCAAACTGGGATATTGGGCGTATGTGATGCTTTATGACAAAGAGAACATACCCAAAGGACATGTGCTGCGTAAATTGCAAAGGTGGGTGAACAACAGATTCATCTTTGCAAAATGTGAAACATTTGAAGAATACTTGACAGGATCATGACAGCATAAAAAGCCAAGGGAAATTTTCCTGGCTTTTTTATTTTATTTGAAAACAAGCCCCCTTAATTCCCCTAAAAGACCTGTTAATTCCCCTCTTGACAAGTTATAATGGTATTGTGAAAATTTGTACAAAACAGCTTGCGTCTGCCCCGGTGGGTCACCTCCTTTCCCACTGGGGCTTAATTTTTGCAAAGGAGTACATACAGATGATAAGAGGGTGTGGCTTTGGCTGCATCCTTTTTTCATGCAAACAGGAGTGTGGGACAGGCGTATACGCCAACATTTTATTTATTAAGGCCCACGGGATTTATTCTCCTGCTGGTGGGGGCAGGGGAAGGAGAACAAACAGAAAGAAGGTGAGATTGTGGCAAAAATGACACCAAAGCAGCAACGGTTCTGTGACGAATATTTGATTGACCTGAATGCGACACAGGCCGCAATCAGAGCCGGATATTCTGCGAATAGAGCAAGTGAACAGGCATACCAGTTGCTACAGAAAACTACAGTGAAGGGCTTCATTGAAGCCAGAATGGCCGAAAAGGAAAAGGCCCTGATTGCAGATCAGGATGAAATACTGAAGTACCTTACAGCGGTTTTGCGTGGTGAAAGTCAATCAACAGAAATCGTTGTAGAAGGTACAGGGGACGGATGTTCTGAAGCCCGTACCATCCAGAAAGAGCCTTCCGAAAAGGACAGGCTGAAAGCGGCTGAACTGCTTGGCAAACGATACGGCCTGTATACGGACAACAACAAACTGACTGTACAGCTTCCTGTCATGTTTGAAGGGGAAGATGATATTGCAGACTGAAGCATATAACCGTGTAAACATAGCAAAGCTGGTAGGCGGCGGCTATGGTGCTTTCTGGCGTTTCAGAGGGCGTTACCGTGTCTGCAAAGGAAGCCGTGCCAGCAAGAAAAGCAAGACAACGGCCCTTTGGTATATTTACCACATGATGAAGCTGCCGGGTGCTAATCTGCTTGTTATCCGCAAGACAGAACGCACACTGAAAACAAGCTGCTTTACAGAATTGAAATGGGCCGTACACAGGTTACAGGTTGACCATCTGTGGAACTTCACCGTATCCCCTTTGGAAGCAACATACATTCCAACAGGACAGAAGATATACTTCAGGGGATTGGATGATCCGCTGAAAATCACATCTATTACGGTTGACCAGGGCAGCTTATGCTGGATGTGGATTGAAGAAGCATATGAAATCATGAAAGAAGATGATTTCAACATGCTTAATGAAAGTATCCGTGGTGGAGTGGAAGATGGGCTGTTCAAGCAAATCACCATCACCTTTAACCCATGGAACGAACATCATTGGATGAAGAAACGTTTCTTTGATGCACCAAACAGCCCTGACATTCTGGCCATGACAACCAACTACTTGTGCAATGAATGGCTTGACGCAGCGGATATACGGGTGTTTGAGGAAATGAAGCTGCGCAATCCCCGGCGTTATGCCGTTGCTGGCCTTGGCGGCTGGGGTATTGTGGATGGTCTGGTATATGAGAATTGGAAAGAAGAAGCCTTTGACCTGGACGAAGTGAGAAAGCGGCCGGGCATGGTATCCGTGTTTGGCATGGACTTTGGCTATACAAATGACCCATCAACGCTGTTTTGCGGCTTACTTGACAAGGCCAAGAAACAGCTTTTTGTGTTTGATGAAATGTATCAGAAGGGCATGAGCAACAAAGCCATTGCCGATATGGTGCAGGAAATGGGCTATGCAAAGGAACGCATCACAGCAGACAGCGCAGAACCCAAATCCATTGATGAATTGAAGGGCTATGGCTTGCGTGTTAAGGGTGCAAGAAAGGGTAAAGACAGCATCAAGAACGGCATACAGTGGATACAGGACTTGGAAATCATCATTCATCCCCAGTGCGTGAATTTCTTAACTGAAATCAGCAACTATACCTGGGATCAAGACAGGTTCGGCAATAAGCTGAATGTGCCTATCGATGATTTTAACCACTTGATGGATGCCATGCGATATGGCCTTGAACAGTATATAAAAGCAAATGTTTGGTTGAGTTAGAGAGGTGGAAACGAATGCTTACGGTGGAAGAAATCCGGCAGTGGATAACCAATGATGCAATGAGCCGGAAAAAGCAGCAAGCACAGAAGGGCGTACAGTATTACGAAGGGGAACACGACATCAGAAATTCCCGTATGTTCTATATCAATGCTGCTGGCGAAATGGAAGAAGATAAGACGAAAGCCAATATCAAAATCAGCCATCCCTTCTTCACAGAAATTGTGGATCAGGGCGTTCAGTATCTGCTTTCCGGGGATGCTTTCATTAAAAGCGATATTCCCGAACTGCAAAAGGAACTGGACGAACGCTTCAATGATAACGAAGATTTCATGGCTGAACTGTATGAAGTTGTCACAGGCAGTCAGGTAAAGGGCTTTGAATACATGTACGCCTACAAGAACAAGGATGGCAAAACCGTCTTTGAATGTGCTGACAGCATGGGCGTTGTGGAAGTCAGGGCAAAGGATACGCAAGACCATTGCGATTATCTCATTTACTGGTATATTGACAGGATTGACAAGGACAGCAAGAAAATCAAGCGCATTCAGGTGTGGGATGATGCCCAGACCTATTTTTATTGCCAAGTCGATGATGGAAAGATTGTGCCGGATGATTCTGTGGAACTGAACCCTAGGCCGCACACGGTATATAAGAAGCCGAACGATAATAACACCTATTATGACAGTTATGGCTTCATTCCCTTCTTCCGTCTGGATAACGGCAGGAAGCAATTCAGCGCATTAAAGCCTATCAAGGCCCTTATTGACGATTATGATTTGATGAACTGCGGCCTGTCTAATAACATTCAGGATACGCAGGAAGCGTTGTATGTGGTACACAATTTCGCAGGTGAAAACCTTGATGAACTGATGTACAACATCAAGGCCAAGAAGCATATCGGTGTGGATGAAAACGGCAGTGTGGAAGTGCAGACTGTTGCCGTTCCTATTGAAGCCAGACGGGCCAAGATGGAATTTGACGAACAGAACATTTACCGCTTTGGCTTTGGCTTGAACACCAACAGCCTGAAGGATACTGCTGCCACTACCAACATTGCTATTAAGGCTGCATATTCGTTGATGGATTTGAAGCGTAACAAGCAGGAAATTTGGGTGAAACAGTTTATGCGTAAGCTGTTCAAGCCTGTGCTGCAAGAAATCAATGATGAACAGGGTACGGATTACACGCAGGGTGATATTTACTTTGAATTTAACCCTGAAATTCCTACCAATGCCCTTGAAAACGCACAGATTGAATTAACGGATGCCCAGAAGCGGCAAACGGAAATCAACACCATTCTGAACATTGCACAGCAGCTTGACAATGAAACGATGATGCAACTTATCTGTGAACAGCTTGATATTAACTATGAGGATATTAAGGACAAGCTGCCGAACCCTGATGAAATGTCACCGTATGAAGAACAGCTTTCCACTGTTGTGCCGGAAGATGAAAACGCTGGTGATTTGATTGAATAAGCGTGAAAAAGAAGTCATTCAGATGCAGTTGGCACAGGAAAAGCGCACACTGCATCAGCTTGAACGGCAATACAATGCAGCCCTGTCCCATGTGAATGCACAGATAACCATGCTGCAAGCCAAGGAACAAACAACATCCAGACAGAACCGAATTGCTTATCAAAAGCAAGTAAGGGAGCAACTGGAAGCTGTTATTGCCAAATTGCATGGGGAAACATACCAGACAATAGAACAGTTTGCAAATGACTGTTACAAAACTGGCTATGTTGGCACGATGTATGACTTGCATGGGCAGGGCGTTCCTGTTATTGTGCCGATTGATAACAATGCTGCCATCAAGGCCGTAATGACAGATACCAAGCTGAAGGCTGGTGTTTACAAGGAACTGGGCCGTGATATGGCAACGCTGAAGAGAAAGATAAGTGATGAACTGACCCGTGGCGTTGCAAGCGGCATGGCATTTGATGATATTGCAAGGAATATCAGAAGGGCTACAGGTGCGCCGCTGGGCAGGGCGAAAGCTATTGTACGCACTGAAGGACACAGGATACAACAGGCCAGTCAGGAAGATGCAAGGCAGTTGGCAAAAAGCAAAGGTGCTGATGTGGTGAAGCAATGGGATGCCACGTTGGACGGTGCAACACGGCCCACGCACAGGGCATTGGACGGTCAGATCAGGGAAGTGGATGAACCCTTTGAAATGCACGGGAAGAAAGCTATGTACCCCGGTGAATTTGGTGATCCTGCGGAAGATTGCAACTGCCGCTGTGTTGCGCTGACAAGGGCCAGAAAAGCCCTGGATGCTGACGAACTGAAAACCTTGCAGGAAAGGGCGGCATTCTTCAAGCTGGACAAATCGGACAGCTTTACAGACTTCAAAGAAAAGTACCTGAAAGCGGCTGAAAAGGTGCAGGAAGAAGAACAAAAAGTCAAGTTTGTTCCTGCGAAAACAATAGAGGAAGCCGAACAAGCAATAAGTGAGTTTTACAACAAAAATCAATTTGGTGCTGTTGGTGTTTCTTATAAAGGTGTTAGTGTGGATGTTGCAAACGAAATCAACAGCACACTTATTCCCATGTATCGGACATATGATGTTCCCAATATGGGCGGCATAATTGCACCTGCTGGAAATACAAAACTTGGCCAGCAGATGAGTGGTGCGATTGCCGGGTATTCACCTATCAGAAAGAGTTTCATTCTGAACAGGAAAAGCTTGAAAAACCTGGCAACAGCACAGAAAGCGTTTGAAGGAGAAGATGCTGTATTCAAAGAACTGTTTGAGCATCCAGAAAGATTCGATTTTTCGAAATTATCAAATTCGGTGGTTGCCATGATAGAAAGATCGAGGGTGAGCGGCAGGGCAACTGTACCACGTACTGTTTCAGAAGCACTGCAGCATGAATTTGGGCATGCGCTTGAAAGAAAAGTATTCG